TTTGACAAGAGTTTATAATGTCGGTGTTAGAGACTATTTGAGAAACGAAAAGAAATTATCGAAAAGTGAAGTTGATGATTTATTAGGTCCATCTCCTGAACCAGAACCTACAGCCAAACCTGTGAAATCGGAAAATGCTGTTCCAGAAGCACCAGAAGGACAAATCTTTGATGCTGAAGGTAATTTGATTGCTGGTCCTCGTCAAACAGCACCAGCTGCTGTTGCACCAAAAGCACCGGCGCCTGCACCTAAAACACAACCTATTCCAGTTGCACCAAAATCTGCACCTGTATCCAATTTAACTAATAACAATATTAGTATGAATTTACCATCAAACAATGTTGATAACACAAAATCTGTTGTTAATAAGACCATTAACAATGTTAGCAACACACAAGGTAAAACAGGACTAAGACCGATTGAGATATCGGTTAGAAATGATGAACCAACCTTCATGCAATTGATAGTTGATTCCACACGGATGATATAAAAAACCCCGCACTAGGCGGGGTCCAAACAAAAGTGAGTAATCGTAAAACCGCTTTTGTTTAATCGTCAGCTAACTTGGAAAAGTAAGCCATATCGTCATCTTCTTGTTCAGATGTATCCCAAGGAACATCATCAGCCACTGGTTTCTTAGGTGCAGCCTTAGCTTGTTCAACTGTGGTCTTTGCTCGTGGAGCATCACCTTCATCATTCAGACCAAGAACTTTATCCAAACGACCTTTCAATGCATCGTAAGACTTGAATTCCTTTTCAGAAACCAATTCTTGTAGAGAGTGTTCAGATTTCCAAACTTTTTCGAGTGCTGCATCATCATCCAACAATTCAGATGGAGACATGAATTCAGACTTGTCATAGTTTTGATAACCAGCAACTTTAGTAATCTTCAACTTGAAGTTGGCACCTTTCCAGAAATCGAATGGATTGATTGGTGTTTCATCTTCAAACTGAGGATTCATTGCTTCTGTAATCTTCTCAAAAATCTTAGCACCGAACTTGAACAATTTAACTTGTCCTTCATTCTCTGGATGCTTAGGATCAGATACGATATAGATGTTTGCGATATACGACAATTTGCGTTTTTGTTTACGCACGATATCCTTGTTCGCTTCAATACCTGAGTTCCACAATTTGTTATTGTGTTCACAAACAGGACATTGTTGGTTCTTGGTTGTCAAACATTTGTCGATTAACCAACCACCAGGACCTTGGAAACCGTGTTCGAAAATCTTAACCCAAGGAAGACCATCATCACCATCTACCGCAGGAGCGGGTAGGAAACGAATTGTAGCCATGCCGTTGCCAGCTTTGTCCACTTCTGGTCGCCAGAAATTTTCTTTGTCGGATTTGCCTTCTGTGGAAGCGTTGAGCTCTGCCACTTTAGATTTCAATTTGTCCAGATTGCCTGAACTTTTCTTGAGGCTTGAGAAATCAATAGTCATAATTACCTTCTTTCTTAAAACGGAATATTAACGGAATATAAAACGGATTGTCCACATTATTCATAATATGGTTTATTTAGGCACCTTCTAATAGAAATTTTAGTTGGGCCAAGGTATCTGGCACATTTTTGTGTAAGATTGCCAGACCACCTGCAGCACGCCAATCTGTGATAACACTTTCGGTATCATCAATGATTAGTGTGTCTTTTCTAGCATATTTTTTCTTATGCTGTTTACCTGGAACAAAATTAGTTTGGAAGTCAATATCATGCTTGGCCAACCATTCCTTTTTTTGTTTTGATATGTCATCATATCTTTTTTGATTTGCTGTTGATGAAAGTATTTGGGTTGGTGGCAATGCATTTCTACAAGCACGAATCAAATCCATGGCACCTGGCATCAAATCTAGTGTAGCAAAATTTCCTTTTTCAATGAAGTCATCAAAAAAATTGCTAAATTCTTTGTGTGTTCTTGCTTCTTCAGGATATATTGAATATAGTGATTTGTATCTGTCCGAAAAGTTAGCAATAACACCATCCATATCCAAATAGATGCAGTTAATTTTACGCATAGTCTTTTAAACTCTCTTTTAAAATTTCTTTAAACTTCTGTTTATCATAAATGATAAACGGTGTGTATTTTTCTATTTTCAATTTGTATGTTGGCCAAACAACATTGTCGGATATTTTTTTGGTCCACATAGGTAAGAATCCCATTATATCATTCATAATGCAAACTGTTTCAATGCAAATACTTTTTTGCATCATTTCATTCAATAGGTTAGGATACCAATCATCAACTACCGAAATAATGTCTTTTGGTTCATATTTGTCGAACAAGTATATTATATCTTGTTCAAACTGATATGTCAACCTTTGATTTCTAGTTTGCCATTTTTTGTAGTTTTCTTCACCTTCTGCACCAGCAATATCACCAACCCAATTCACATTTGTTTCCAAAAAATTGGCAACATAAAACGACCTTAATTCGTCTATGTTATACTTTCTGGAAAGTTTATAGAAAGAGTATTTTGCTTTGTTTCTTTCAAAGTTGTCTTTTGAAACATTGGTCTTTCCGTTATAACGAAAAAAATTGTAAGAATCAGAAGTAAAATGAAGTTTAATGCTTTGATAGAGGGCATATGCTTCAAATCCTGTTGTTTCGGTCATATAGGCAATTTGGAACTTTTCTTCAACAAATTTAAGTCTTGTGCTTCTTCTCTAATTTTTGCTTTCAATGCACTTGATATCAGAGAAGAAGCCATATCAACCTCAATTCCTTTTTCTTCACAATGTATGACAATTGCATCAATATGTGTGCATGACAATTCTGATGCCAGTTTGGCAATCAACTCACTAAATTCATTAATCTCTGTTTTTGTAGGCATTATCGTGTGTAAAATAAATGGTTACCAATCTTTGCAACGTATTTCAATTTCCAAGGTGGATTTACCGAGGTATTATGATAATACATTGATTTCGTTTTGTAGATTGTATCATGTAATTTGTGTTCAGTCAAGGCTCTTTTGGCTACATCTAAACATTCTTGCCAAGCCTGTTTACTTCTAATTGGATATCTCTTTTCGTCCACCCAACTAAATTGTCCTTTTTGGTATACCACACCACAAACAGTTTTCGGAAACTGCGAACTTTGTGTACGGTTCATTGTAACTTGTGCTACGGCCAATTTACCCTCTAAAGGTTCCGATGCGGCTTCGTAGTAGATATTTTTTGCCATACATTCAATTTGTTGGCCAATATTTAATGCAACCTCTTGTTGTTCACTTAATGGTTGTTGGTGTGATATCACGGGTAACATTGCGAATAATGTAATTAGAATGAATTTCTTCATTACTTCTCCTTGTGTGTGTAAAGGGGCCTGAGCCCCTAACCCTCAAGTATTTTTCTTTGATAAGACTTTTGCTGTTTCTGGAACAGAAATGTTGGAAACAAAGCCGTTTAAAGTTTGGGCCTTTGTTATAATGTCTTGTTCTGAGGGGATTGCTGGCAGTGCCGGATGTTCAGGTGGTGTTTCACCTTTGGCCTTTGCCGTGTCGCATTTGATATTCCAGTCTTGTTGTAGACGGTCTCGTTCTGCGTTGTAAGAATCATATAACATGTCTCTAGCCATTTTTAATAGTTCAAGACGAATTTCAAAAGGTGTCATGTTTGACATAGTTTTCTCCTAATTGTGTGTAAAGTGTGTAATAGTGGATTTTTTGGATGGGTTCCACTGAACCCATATTTTATTTAGGCAATCAGAAACCGAAACTTACGCCGGCAGATACACCTCGTTCTTTAATGTCTTGGCCGGAACGGCTCATACCAACATTAAATTCAACATTTTTGGCAACTGGCATACTATAACCAACGAAACCAACTGTCTGTTTTGGGTCAGAATCATTCTGGCGCAATACACGAGTCTTTAGACCTGCATATGCGAAACCAGGACCAATTTTGGCACCAGTTGATGCACCGACCAATCCATAATGATAAGTGCCAGTAGTTGCACCACCAAAGTCATGGCCAACACCAACGAATGGTGTGATACCCAAAACGGAAACTTTCTTATTAGAAATTGTTCCTTCTAGGCTTGACGCAATTCCGCCTCCGTCAAAGCGAGCTGTGCGAGCTTGTAGACCTAATGTTGTGTCACCAAAGTCTTTACCTGCACGAAGATATGTTACTGCACTACCAGCGCCGCCATCACGGGCAGTAACTTTTTCTTGTTCGACTTGAACAAAGTTTGCAGCTTGTGCTGCGGTCAATGTGGCGAATGCTACTAGAGCAACCAAACTTTTTTTCATAATTTCTCCTTAGTTGAAAATTAGGTATTAAGGAACCTACGAACCTATTCCATATTGTGGAATTCCTAAAAAAGACCTTGTTATATCAATAATGTATATCAATCGTCTTTTCTGTGAATTATTTTGGGCACTGTGTAATGCACCATTATCGAAACCAAATAAATTTGACCATTCCAATTCACGACCCATGACCTCAAAGAAAACATCACCTTCAGGAACAATCAAAGGTATGTGTATGCGAATTGTATTGTGTGCGGAGTTTTCTATATCGGCGTGTCGTTTGATGTGGCCGCCTGGTTCCAACACACTATAACCACTACATCCAACATGTGAAATGTATTGTTTTGTTAGTGCTGTTGCTGTTGGGAATATTTTTTCTATTTTTGGTTGTAAAAAGAAATTTTGTTCAATTTTTTGTTCTGGTAGATGATATCTCAATCCTTCTACCTTCCAATCATTCTTTTCTTTTTCGTCTAAGACTGCAAGTGGATTTGTTGCAGCATAAGAAACGCCGCCACTGAAAGTGGTATAAAAATCTTTATGGTATTCCAAAAATTCATCACGCAATTTTGGTGCTAGTTCCATCAACTCATCAGCAATTTTAATTTCATTTCTATACCAAATAAATTTCATTGTTACTCCATAAGTAGTAGGCTTATTCTGTTACTAGGAAAACCTACGAGCAAACCCTAGGTGCCTTTAATTAGGCAGCCAATGCGTAACTTTCGTCATTTGCATTTAGTTTAATTTACTTTTAACGACTATCTGTGTCGAGTTGTCCATGCCGTTACTATTTACCCTGTCGAAACCAAGTGCATCCCCATCAAAAACATATTAGCCGACTCCTGAGCGTCCTCTGGCAATGTTTAAAGTGTTTGTACACTCACTAATATGTTTTTGGTGGAGATGGGGGGATTCGAACCCCCGTCCAGAATACGGTTCTCTTTACTTCATACAACCATAACTTTTATTGCTCCAGCAAAATAAATTGCTACAACAACTGACTCTACGATGATTAAACTATACTTATTCCAAATAAAACCTAACCACAACCAAAGAATGTTTGCAACTAACGCCACAAATATATTCAATGGATAAACATTGAAACTAGTCAACAACACACTTATCAAAAACATGCCCGTTGCCGACCATTCAATAATCATTTCTCTTTGCATTATATGATATTTATTGATTACTGTCAACTATTGTTATGGTAAAAATCAATTGCTTTTACCAGACCTTCAATATGGTCCTCGGTTTTTTCTTTAAAGATTAACGGTTGCTCATTATCGACCGCCATAATAATCACCAAATTATTTATTGGTTTTCCCACCAATTCTTCATACATTAATGCATATGCGGTGGTCTGCCAAAAATAATCTAAAATGGATTCTCGTGTTTTTATTTTTTTGGATGTTTTGAAATCAATAACTGAAAGTTCACCCTCATATTCACCGATACAGTCAACACGGCCGGCCAATCCAAGTTGTGCAGACCACAATCCAACTTCTTGGTAGTGTATATTATTAATTTTGTTTAGATATGGTTTGATTGATATGAACAATTCTTTGGCATCAGGCATAACAACACCTGGTGGTTTTGGTTCATTATTCAGATAATACTCACACATGGTGTGCATATTGGTACCACGTGATGTGGCTTGTCTGGAGATTTTGTTTGCAACCTCATCACCAACTCTCTTACGCCACTCCATGATAGCCTGTTTTTTCTGTGCGCCGATTACTGTGGTAACAGAAGGTAATTTTTTACCATCAGGTGTAACATAGTATCTTTTCCCGTCAGGAAAAGTTTGAGATTCAATCTTTGGAATCTCCATTGGCGGGCAATACACAAACATTATATTAATCCTAACTTCAATTGTTTATACTCTAAAATAGTCTTGTCAGCATCTTCTATCTTTTTATTTAGAAGTTTTTTGTCGAATGTTCCGTCAATAATGTCCTTAACATCTACACCTAAACCAACCAGTTCATATACATCATGGTTAATACTAACACCTTTATTAGCATTACCGTAAATTGATTTACCAGCAGCAATCCTTCGTGCTTCTGTTTCCAAATTCAACGAATTGGCCACAGTTCTTGCGGTGAAATAATTTAAATACTTATTTTTCCACAATAAAATTCCACTATCTTTGGTGTAACGGAAATCATCACCATCATATGGCCTGTATAAAGAAGGATCTACTTCGGTGTATCCCCATTTTTCATATTCTTTTTCAAACTCACTTAATCGACTGACAGAACCTTTTCGTATCAACAAAGGCCACCAATCCCAATTATCAAACACTTCAAAGTTTTGTTCAAGCAATATCTGTTGGCTTTTATACACACTCGAAAGTGGTTCTCCTGGTAATCCACAAATCATACCAGTATAGGTATAAATTGGTTTATATTTCTTTAATTGTCGAATTGCTTCAAACTGTCTTTCATTATCTAGGCCTTTACCAATGGCCTTCTTAGCTTCAGGATGTAATGATTCCAATCCAAATGTTGCTGCAACCAAACCGGTATCTGCTAACATAGGAATAGTTTCAGGAAAACGTTCAATCAAGTCTGCTCGCAAGAAGGCTGTGTAAGTAATTTTAACACCACTTCTTGCAATTGCATCCGCAACATATTCTAGTTTGACCACATTATCATTAAAGGTATCGTCATTGAACCAATAGTTGGTTACACCAAACATTTCATAGTTTCTACGCAACTCATCGGCCAAGTTATCAACATGTCTAATATAATCGTTTTTCTTTTTGCCTAATAATGGAAACGCACAGAATCGGCATCTGAAAATACAACCTCTACTAATTTCAATAGGTAAGAAATTGTTTTTGATTAAGTCGCTTTCCAACCACTTAATAGACAAATCAGAGTCATCATTTTTATATGTCATCTCCGCATTGATTGAGAAGGTTTCTTTATATGGAACCCATTTCAAATCATCCAATCTTTTCTTTGTTAAGAATTTTATATAATGCAACACTGCTTCTTCAGCATAACCCCAAAAAATCCTATCAACCATAGTTAAATCAACACCATCAATTGGTGTTTCGTTACCACCAATAAGTGTCTTTACGTGTGGATATTTTTCTCTAACGTGTTTGAATAGATGATTTAGTTTGTCAAATGCATAGATGAACGTAATACTGATACCAACAAACAAAGTTTTTGGACCAATAAATCTGGCACACAGAGTTTCAAGTTCTTCTTCGGTAAAGTTTCCGAAATAATCAATAACTTCAATATTATATCCATGTGGTTCTAAAAATGTTCTCAATCTTGCTGCACCAGCAGGTCGACTAATCGTTCTAGTTCTTTCCATGCCGGTGAAAACAATTCCATGTCTTTCTTCCATATTAATATATTTCTAAGTCTCTCACGGTTTTAGTTACATATTTCTGTCTGATTGCTTCGAAAAAGTCAATATCTTCTTCCGTCAATTCAACTGAATCAATTTTTTCCCTATTGCCTCTTACCCAATTTTCTAATTGACTAAAATCACCTTCATATTTAAAATGTTTTGTGACATGTTTTGTATCGTATGCATCCATGATGATATGATATCTATCTTCATCCGAATCATTTCTAATTTGGTGCCATTTGTTTGTCCAAAGAATCCACACTCCACCATCGGCCGGCATATGCAAGTTTTTACCTTCACATATGTGAACACACTTCTTATTTGTCCATAGTGGTATATGAATTCGTGCCATATATTCCGTTTCTTCGGCATCTCTATGCACTAGACTTTTTGAATGTGCTTTCAAACAAGTGACACGAGCTCTAACAGGATTAAAACCCATTTCACGAATATCATCCATCACCTTCTTAATTTCACCAACATATGCCTCTGTTGGTTTATCGTGTTCAAGTCCATGTGAAATATTAAAATACTTGTAAGCCTTTAACACCAATTCATCTGTTGGTAAAAAGGATTCTAGTGATTGTCCTTTTTCTAGTTGAATGGCTTCCCACCCACCAGTCCAAGTGGCTTCTTTAGCCAATAAACTCCAACCACCAAATCCTTTGTATTGCGGTGTTTCATATTCTTCACCTTGAACAACTTGGTCACCTAAAGTAAATACACTTTCACGAACCTCTTGTTTCAATTTTTCTATATCTACTGTGTAATCTAATTTTTCAAAAAACATTTTTGTTCCTTATAAGTTTCCAGTTTCTTGTAACATTTCATATACTTGAGTATAATCGTATAATTTTGTTCTCAGTGCAAAAGCTTTTCTTAGACCAGCTGTTTCTCCCAATGGTTCTACATTGTGTGGTATTCTAACATCCAACATAAAAGCTTCACCAGGCTGAGCCACAAATGAACCTATCTCAACCACATCTTGGAATGTGTAAACGGCATCAACATATGTAAGTTCTTCACATGAAGCCATGTTTTGTTTCTCCGCAACAAAATCTTTCATTTTCGTTTTCAGTTCTTCAACATTCACATTGTCATCTGATAATGTGCCAACCGCCACATTATGGTGCCTATCTTCTTCAGTTTTCCATGATTGTGCATTTGGTTTTGGTTTAAAAAACACTGTTCTATAATTCTGTGGATCGTAGTAGAAGTTAATAGTTGTTATAAAGT